TCGTTTCCTTAATTATAGTTTAATTTCTACAAAAAAGCCCGAACTTGAAAAAAGTTGAGGGCTTTTTTGTATTCTGATACTTTTTTTGTTACCATTTTGTTACCACTAAATTTAAACTAATTTCAGTTAATTCAAGTTTAGATGTTTTATAGTGTTATTTTATAGAATCTTTATACAATAAAAAAAGAGGGGTAGGACAAAATCCTACCCCATTACTTTATGATTTTTTTAATCTCCTCCATATCTTTTTTTAATTCTGTTTGGTCCTTTTGCATTGCTTCCAACTGGTCTACTATCTTCTGCATAGTAGTTCTATAAATTTCAAATGTCTTACTATCTTTCCATAGGAAATATAGTAAAATAGCCCCTACTACACCATATTCTAGTAAAGTTTTTTCCATAATATCACCTAATCCCTAACACTTTATACCAATGGTTATAATATTCCTTAGCCTCCTTAGTTCTATCAATTATAGCTCTATCCTTGTATCCTTCATTTTGCAATTTACTTTTCCAGGATGTTGCTCCAAAATATTTAATAGCTGCATAGAATTTCCTTACAATTCTACTATCAACACCAGTTTCTTTCATAATATGTCTAAATATTTTATCTGCAAGAGTTCTATTTATACCAGTGTTATTGTAAACACTATATAAATAGTCATGCACGATAGCAGCATTAATATATTTACCATAAGGATTATATAACCATTGTAAAGAATGAGGCACTGATGCCCCATCTGTTATAAAAGATTTGGGTACTCTTATCAAGTACCCATTTATCTCATAAATATACTCTTCTAGCAAAATTGCCTTCCCATTTGAAATTGGTTCCAGGATTAATTTACTTTTCTCCATCTTCCTCATTTCCTTTGACGTCTATTTTTCTACCAGTACCAAATACATTAGAAAACTTTTGTAGTGTCGTTTCTATGATATCTACCATTCTTTTTCTACTTAAAAATCTTCTAATCATAATTCTAGCAAAAAATGGAACAGTATTTGTTCTTTCTATTATAAAATTTACTGCTCCATCTAACTTTTTAAGATTATCTCCATAATTAAAAGATGTTTCTGCATACACCACTGCATTATCAAATATTTGCACATACTTCTTTCTGTTATAAACCATATAAGCAACTATTCCAGCAGCTAATGCCATCCAACACCATTGTTCCCAAGTAAAACTCATAAAAATTGCATACACTTTAAAAAACATACCATAAATAAAATCTTTCATAATTAAACCTCCTAAAGTTTTTTAATTTTTATAATAAATTTGTCTGGCCAGACTGTTTATTATTTAAAAGCAATTTTATCTGCTCCTTTGATTTGCCAATGTGGAGCATCCTTAAATGATTTCCAACAATTTCCACCCCATTCAATTCCATATTTTTCTAAAAGTCCTTTCTCTTTTGCAACATTATAAATATCTTGATAGTAGTGAAAATCTTTCCAACTTCCTTTGTAAACTGTTTTTTCAACTTCTTTTTCTATTTCTTTTCCATTTTCCTTAACTTTTACCTTAACTTTTTCTTTTATAAGAACTCCAATATCTACGGCATATCCAAAACCATCAAACTTGATCTGATGATTAGATTTTTGTTTATAGCCATCTACTTTTGTTACTTTTATTCCAGGTAATGTTCTACCTTTTTGATATTCTAAATTTTGCTCTGCTGCAGTTCTAACTCCTGCTGTAATCTTAAAGTCCCAAGGGCTTACTAAGATTAATTCTTTAAAAAAATTAACCAGGTTTATATGAACACCATTTAATTTTTCTAAGCTTTTTTGTGATAAAACAAACATACTTATCAACTCCTTTATTTCTTTATATAAGAATTATTAAAATGACCTCGTAATTTGCCATTTAAAGCCATTAAAAAAAGGTAGCTATATAAAACTACCTTTAATTGATTTAACTCTTTTATTCCCACTTAATAGCTTCTAATTCATTTACTGTTTTAGCTGTTGAAATTTTAAGAGTTATTGCTGTATATTTTTCTTGTGCAGCTGTTCCTCTTAATATCCACATCAAATAAATATTATTTATATCAGTAAATGTTACCTTAGCAACTGAATTATCTTTCAATCTCCAATTTATTGGTAAAGATTTTATAAAAGCCATTAAATTTTTATCTTTTATAGCTTTTTTAATGCCTGTTTTTACTTCTTCTGTAACTTCTATATTCAATATTTTTAATGCTTGTTCTATTAGTCCAGCATCATCTGAGTTACCTGCTATATCTATTGCAGATTTAACTCTTAAAAAATTCAACTCATCATTTGGTCCCATTTGAAATACTTTACCATTGTAATTGTAATCTTCATAAACTTTCTCTAATAAAATATTTTGAAACTTGTGCCTAAAAGTTCTTTTTACCTCTTTCAAATCTATATCCCATTCTTGTCTTACATTATCCCAAGTGTGATATTTACTAGGTTGAGGTATTTTAATCAAGTTTCTATCTTTTATAATTTCTCCTGGTTCTAATTGCACATCAATACCAGCTCTTATTTTTTCTTCTTTTGTCATTTCTCTCAATTTCTCATCTTTATAAATAGGATATTGAAATGTAATGTCAGTTATTATCATATCATTTGTATATCCTTGAAAGTATGATAGAGGATTATTTATAACATTTTCCAAAGACTCAGCATAAACAGAAAAAACTTTATCTGTCTTTTTATAAAAATTAATTGTTTTCATATTAATTTCTCCTTTCAAATTTTTAATACTATTTTTGTTATATTCCATTTCAAATGGAGTATTAGATTCTGTATAGATTTTCAAATTTATTCAGTTTTTTATGTTTAAAATTGCTAATTTGAGAGTTTATTATATAAAGTTCTTAGATTTTATATTTAAGAAAAATTATAAAAAGAAGCTCAAAACTAGAAAATTAAATCCTAAATTTTTTATAAATTTGAAAATCTCTATACTTTTTTACTAAAAAATACCTAATTTTTTCCTTGCTACTATAAGAGTATTTCTTATTTCTGTAGCACTTGTTTTCTGTATATAATGCTTACTTGTAACCCCACTGCTACTATGATTTGCATAACTACTTGCTAATCCTAATCCAGCAAGATTATTAATAAGATTTATAGCTGTTTTTCTTAATGTATGAGGATATAGATCCTCTATTCCTAAAATTTTTCCTAACTTTTTAATTCTTCCACGAATAGCTCCTTGTGTCATTTGCTTGTATGTATTCTTATATTTTGTAATAAAAAGCCATTCACTTTTTATTTCTTTATTTTCTCTGTACTCTAACCATTCTTTTATTAAATCTTTACATTTTTGGAAAAAGAAAGCATTTACTATATAACCCTCTTTTTCTTTAACATCTTTGAAATATCCATTTTCTAAGTCTAATTGGCTTAGTTTTAAACTTTGAATTGCTGATATCCTGCATGCACTATCTAAAAATAGTTCCCAAAGTATTCTATCTTGCAAATCATATTTTTTAAATTCTACTTGCATGTAGAGTCTTACAGTTAAAATTTGTTCTGTTGTTAAGAAATAACTGCTTCTAACCTTGTCTTTTTCTGTAAATCTAAGTCTATCTAATTTGCTATCAAAGGGATGGTACTTGATTTTATTTCTTCTGACACACCAAGCATAAAATGTACTTATTGAAGTAGTTTTATTCATTAGTGTTCTTTTACTATTTCCTAAACTTCTACAATAATTTCTATAACTTTCTATTATTCCTGGCATTTCTAAAAGTGTATCTTTACTTAGTAAAAATCTATTTTTATAGTTTTTTTGAAACCATACCAGGAATAACTTAAAATTATTACAATATGTTTTATAGGTTGTCTCCCAAGTTTCCCAGCTACTACTTTTACAGCTATTTAAATATTCTAAATAAATCTCCACATTTTCCTTTTTCAAATTTTCTAATACTTTTAATTGCATATGTAAACCTCCTAATTTTGATAGGTTTATTATACAATTCTTGAAATAATTGGAAAATTTATATACAACTAAAGAAGAAAAAACAAAATTAACTTTGTCACAAATTAATAATGTAAATCTAAATTCCATTACAGAATCAGGTTTTTATACTTCATCTGGATGGAGTAACAATATTGTAGGACTCCCAGCTGAATTAAATCATAATGAAGGAAGAGCGTTTTATTTAGTTGTTTTCTCATTAGAAAATGGTGCTTACTGTCAGCAAGTTCTGTATAGCTTTAAAGGACTCATTTTTTGTAGAGCTATAACAGGAGCTAATAGTGCTTTTAGTCAATGGAGAAAAATTAACTTAATTTAACCCAAGCAACTCAAGATGAGTCAACTTGGACTACTTGGATTAAATTAAGCTAGTAAAATTTATTCTAAAAAAGTTATTAATTGCCCCATAAATGTATTTTTAAGAGGCGAACGATTATCTGTAGAATTAACTATTAAAACATTATTAACTAAAGTAAATTGTCCACTACTTCCATTATTTCCTGTTATAGCTGTTGCTGTGTTGTAGCAGTTATATGGAAGTTCACATTTATACTGTATTCCATATGGTAAACTTTCTATTCCATTTGTATATGCTGCAATTATAATTAAATTGCCATATTGAAATATAGTAAATTTAACTCCACTTGGATTAGAATATAAAACTTGTACTTTAAATATTGATAGATTTTCCAATTTCTCCAAAAGTGAGTTATTATCTAATGGGATAAAATTAGCAACATTAGCAGACACA